CCTGATCCCGCAGGCGGCAGCATCACAAGCTTCACTCTCACAGACGGCGGCAGTTTGTTCCAAGTGGGTAACACGCTACAGATTCGTGATCCACTTAGTGTGTCTGGGTTGATAGACCCAGCGGTTGCGATAAGCCCAGTATTCCAAATTAACGTCACAAGCGTCATTAAAAAAGATCTTGGGACAGGTTTTGATGATGATGATGAGTTCTACGCGGATGCCTACGCTCGTTTAGCCGAATCATTTATTTATAACGAAATCACTGCCAGTACCAGCCAGCCAGAGCATCAAGTTGTTTACATCAATTCCATTACGACCAACACCAGCACGCCGAATTATGACAACATGGCGATTGTCGGCATGAACATTCGCAGCAGCAAAGAGATTAGGACACTGAATCAATTTAGTGTTTATGTGAATAGTGGGATCAATGCCACGTCAAGCTTTCCTGAAGTACTGCTAGACCTGCTGACAAATGACAGGTACGGAACCGGACAAGTTTTAAGTTCTGCTCAAATTGATCAAGCGTCATTTACTGCAGCGTCCACATTCACTTATAACCGCCGGTACTTCTTTGACGGAGCGATCAGCGACAAAATTAATATCAGGTCGTGGGGAACGCAGACAGCTGCCAATTATTTACTCGACCTAGTGATTCGTAACGGCAAGTTTGCGTTGGAGCCTGTGGCCAGCTTCGATGCACCTGAAACTATTACGCAGTTGTTTACAAGTGGCAATATTCTCGAAGATTCTTTCTCGCTTTCGTTTTCCGATGATCAAGATCGCATACCGCCAAAGGTTTCCGTGATTTGGCGTGAAGAGCGCGAGACAAGCGGAACCGTTGGGAAAGGTCTTTTCCCAGTTTCGCGGGAAGTGACAGTACGGGAAAGTAGTACACCTGAAGATGCTCCATTGGAGAAAATTGATTTAAGTGATTACTGCACTAGTCAGCGTCATGCAATTGATCGCGCCAAGTGGGAATGCTTGACGCGACGACTTGTCACTCATAGCGTTACTTTTAAAACTACGCCTACAGAGGCAGCATTGGACATTGGGTCGGTTTTCAAGCTAGGCATGGAAACGATCAGTTACGACCAGCCCCAAAATGGCGCTATCACCGAGGACGGAACCGTAACGTCATGGCCCGAGATTGCAGACGGCACCTATGACGTGTTGCTTTGGGACGGAAAGGATAATGCAATCAAGGAGGCATCGCTGACGATTGCCAGCGGAAAATGCACTCAAAGTTCTGCTGTTTTCTGTTTAAAAAATTCCATCAGCAGCGTCCAAAGCTACAAGACCCAATCTCTCTCATTTGACGAGGACGGTAACATAGATGTTGTAGCAACTTACTACCCAACTGCTGACAGCGGTTACTCTCAAATGGTGGCCGAATTTGACGACAGCAACTTTGCAATTGAGGGGACGCAAGAATGATCAATTTTCCAGCAGTAAGGCCAACACGGCGTAGCTTTACACCGGGCGAGTACCCAATCAAGCGTTTTGACAGTATTAGCGGTGCAGGTACGACCCGGCTATATGGGAGTAAGGCATTTAATGCAACGCTGAATCTAGAATTTTTGCTTGATGATACTAATACTGCAGCAGTTCTTCAAAGCTGGCACGACAGTCGTGGTGGGGCAAAAATTTTGACCTTACCTGCGACAGTGTTTGAAGGTATGGCCGGGCCAGAGAATCAAATACCAAGTTACTTGAACTGGAGGTGGTCTGAAATGCCAAGCGTCGAGTCTTTGGTGCCTGGTCGATCTAGAATACAGGTAACGTTGGTAGCAACTCTGGACGGCTAATGGGAGTCTTAACAGGAAGCGATGGCGAATTAAGATTCAACGGCAGTGCTGTAGGCAAGTGCCGAGAGTGGAGTCTTAGCGTTTCAAAAGACGCATTAGAGGATACATCGATTGGCAGCTACGACAGGACATATGTCGAAGGCATGAGGGGTACAACTGGATCAGCGACTATTTTGTACGACCCCGGCAACAACCCTGCGACTACATTGCTCAATTCTGTTTTTAAAAACAACGAGGCGAGTGATTCCGTAGATTTTGTGCTTCGCCGTCAAGATGGGACGAAGCTTAGCTGTTCTGCCTTTGTAACCAGCGTCAGCCCAAGTGTTTCGGTTGGTGCAGTGCAAGCAGTATCTGTGAGCTTTCAAGTGAATGGGAAACCCGTCGGTAATTTCTAATGGCTGTACTTGGTATTGGCGGGAAGCTGCTTTTAAAACGAACAGCCCCGGAGTTGTTTATTATTTCAGACTCTGCTTTGGATGTCGGAAACAACCTTTACACTGCGTCTAAATCAGGCTACTGGAATGGAGATCGTGTAACTGTTGACTGCTTACCGACAGCAACTGGCCCGTTTCCTCCAAGGGTTGACGGATATGCAAGTTATTACGGGAGTAACTGGTTTTTAGGACCAAACAGAACCCAAATAAGCAGCAACAGCGACAGGTTTTATAAAACTTCAACAGAACAGTATCCTGACGGCGACGGGTTTGTTGTAACTCAAGCAGGAGATCAGCTTATTACTCAGTCTGGTGACGATTTTTTTGCTTCGACAACTGTGGGTGACGGTTCGCAGTTTTATTCACGCGAAGGTGACACTTCTGTGGGTAACGTCATTCCGCCTTGCGCCTCTGGTGAATATTACATACACATCGACAGTTTGGACCGCGTAAGCTTTTACCTTGAACGATGCGATGCCCTTGCTGGGTGTCTGCCTAACCGGATTAATCTATTCTCTGTTGCGGGGGATGTTACTGTTTCCCCGTATGAAGCGGCTTGGCAGCAACTTTGTGACCTTGCTCAATGGTCGCTTGAATTAAATGCTCCAAGCGTAGAGACTACCTCCGTATCAGAAAAATTCGGCAATGCAGTCAAGTCGTTGGTCACGGGTGGCGGTTCTGCTGAGTTTCTCATCGACCGTAAGTGTTACACCAACGAAAAGAACAGCGGCCTTGCTCTGTTTCAATTACTGATGATGACGGAGAAAGGATGCGAAGCTACTGCACAATTCTGGATGGTTGACAGAGAAGGTAGCTGTGGCGATATTAACGGATCGATCCAAGGCGGTCTGTACTATGAAGCCAACATCTTGGTCACTGCGAGCGCCGTAAACCTACGTCCGGCGGAAATCGTGGCAGGCACGGTGCAGTTTGTGACGACAGAAGACATTAAACTATTGGTAACATCCTGATTCTAAAAACGTGACTGAGATCAGCCGTGCGGGCCAAGCTGGTTCTTTGGGACATATTGATACCACCCAAGCGCAGTTTCGTGGGCAGGTGGATCTAGTCGCAGATGAACTGAGGCAGTTAGCTGGTAACGCGGATTTGCCGTCAGACCCACTGTCTGCTCCATATGTTCTTTATGTAAATGGGTATACCGGACAAGATACCTTTGTTGGTGGAGCGTACCAAGCAACCGAAGTTGAAATCGAGCGGCGTATAAGCCTGCAAAAACTTGAATGCGGGTATTCCGAGGCGCGACCATTTAAAACCATTAACCGCGCGGCGATTGAAGCAGCCATTATCACCAGCCGCGACTGGTTCACTACACAACGCCAGAAAGACCGTGCCCTGGTTTCAATTGTTGTTGCGCCAGGTGAGTATATTGTCCTGAACGACGATGGTAAGACATTTAGCCCTGCCGACTTCCCAGCAAGGAGCAGTTCCTATGAACCAACTGATGCAGATCTAATTAGCTTTAACGATCCATCGGGCGGGGTAATACTGCCCAGAGGGTGCAGCGTCGTCAGCCTGGATCTACGCAAAACACTGTTACGCCCCAACGCTGTACCAGCATCTGCTAACGAAGCAGCAGATTACAGCAACCGAAGATCAATTTTTAAAGTTAGTGGAACGGGTTACTACTATGGTTTTACGTTCAAGGACAAGCTAAACGCCAGCCACAGTCACCATTTACTGCATTGTTTTGAATTTTGCAGCCAAGCCGAACTTGATTTGTTCTATCAAAAAATTCTGGCAAGTTTCGCTGCTGCTGATCTATCTGCAGGCAACACAGTTTCAAGCGACACAGAGTACCAAATTGTTGGACCGTTACCCAGCACCCCTACGTCAGCCACAGACACCGTAGGTTCTGCGAGCCCATATATCTACAACACAAGTGTCCGCTCAGTGTGGGGCATGGGCGGTGTTTTTGCGAACGGGAACAAGCCAGAAGGCTTCCGCAGCATGGTGATTGCTCAGTTCACATCTGTGTCCCTCCAACAGGACATGGGCTGCTGGCAGCTGTATTCCAGCGGGGCATGGGGAACAGTTACTGACTACACGACGTATATCAATGCATCACCTGACAACATCAGGATGAACCCCGACCGCAGATCGTTTCATATTCGTGCAATTAATAACGCTGTTATTCAAGAGGTAAGTGTATTCGCTATCGGACAAGGGGTTCACCATTGGACTCAATCAGGCGGTGAATTGACTATTACTAACAGCAATAGTAATTTCGGTGGCTGTGCAGCTTTATCCGAAGACTATAGAACATATGCGTTTAATAATGACCAGGACTGGACGACAGGACGTTTACGTGTTGCAAGCAACCTCGCAGAAAAAAGAGGAAACGTAGTTAAAATCTATGTTGGTGATGTTGCTGACGGTCAAACCGATGCTGCAATCCAAAGCCAAAATTGGTTCAACTTGGGTGAGTCTTTAGAAGAAAGTGTTGTAACACCTGGCGAACCCAGTATTTTACGTAAACGGGATTACACGTTTCGCCAAGGATCTTGGCTATGGATTGAGAATCCTATAGGCGCTGATTACAGAGTACAGTTGCCTGCTAGCACTTGGGACGTAACTGATCCTGACAAGTTGAATTTTTCGGGGACCGTTGAAAACGAAGACGGCATTCAGCCTGGTCAGGCTATTTTGGCACCTTCAGGAGTACCAACAGGCCAATACTATCCATCACTTGCAGGCCGGAGAGTTTACATCCGCCGTTTGCGAGATAACCGTTCTAGCGAGGC